CAGACGCAAGACGAGCGGGTATTCCAGAGGACTTTATTCAAAACTTTAATCTCTGGCATCAACAGGTGGTAGATATTCTAACACAAAGTATTGAAGATAACGTATCTTCTATTATTCATACTAAACAAAATTCTAAGATGTACGCTATTCTAACCGCTTATGATGCGGCATTGGGAGCTACAATCAAAGATGTTGAAAAGACATTATATGTCGGTAAATGAGAGGAGTATTATGAGCAAGAAAAAGAGGGCAAAACCAACAATGGCAGAAATGGTGAAAACCGTGAGCGGGATGTTAGAAACTCAAGCGAGGCTAATAGAATGGATAGAATTTATGATAAAGAAAATGAATATATTAGATAGCATACTTGGTTCATACATCGAAATGAGAGGGGCTTCTCCTGACCTTAAGAAATTTATGGAAGAACAGAAGAAAAAAGAAGAGGAGGCTAAAGAAGATGCCAGCGAAAAGTAAAGACTATGATTGGAGACTCACTAGAACTGGTTGGAAATATAAAGGGGATGCTCCTAATGACCCTGAATATATAAAAGACAGAGATGCTTGTTTTAAAGAAAATGGAAATGGTTGGTGGTGGGGACAAAAAAAGAATATAACGCCAGATGGCAAACATAAATAAACATAATATAAGTGAGGTTGAAGAGTCTTTAAGATTAGCTAGTAGAGATTTGATTGCCTTTGGGAAGTTGTTTCTTCCTAATGACTTCTTAAGAAGCGAGACTCCAGCTTTCCACTATGAGATGGCTGATGCCATTGATAATGACAATGTTAAACAACTTGCTATTATTCTTCCTAGAGGGCATGGAAAGACTGTTCTAACTAAAGCAAGTATAATAAAAGACTTTGTCTTTCTAGATACTGATATGCATTTTTATGCTTGGGTGTCAGCTACTCAAAGACTATCTGTTGGTAATATGGATTATATTAAACATCATTTTGAATATAATGAAAAAATTATTTATTATTTTGGTAAGTTGAAGGGTAAAAAATGGACAGAAGAAGATATAGAGCTAACAAATGGTTGCAAGTTAATATCAAAGTCAAACGTTGCGGGAATCAGGGGAGGAGCAAAACTGCACAAAAGATACGACCTGATAATACTAGATGACTTTGAGCATGAACAGAATACAATTACACAAGACGCAAGAGCGAAGAACGCCAATTTGGTCACAGCTGTTGTTTATCCCGCTCTTGAGCCTCATACTGGTAGGCTCCGTGTTAATGGTACTCCCGTACATTATGATTCCTTTATTAACAATCTTCTTACTAGTCATGCGAAGGCTAAAAAGGGTTCTAAAGAATTTGCTTGGAAAGTTATAACATATAAAGCCATACAAGACGATGGTTCTCCATTGTGGTCTAGTTGGTTTCCTATTAGCAAATTAGAAGAGAAGAAGAAGTTCTACAGAGATTCTGGGACTCCTTCTAAGTTTTATCAAGAATATATGATGGAGGTAATGAGTGCTGAAGATGCAGTATGGACTTATAAACATATACAATACTATGATGGATTCTATGAGAGGGTTGATTCACAAAACTACATTAGTATTGATGGCGAAAGGATTCCTGTTAATACTTTTAGTGGCTGTGACCCTGCCACTGATATTGATACTAAGGAGTCTGACTTTTCTGTTATCATGGTTGTTGCGGTGGATGTCAACAATAATCTATACGTCTTAGAGTATGAAAGACATAGAAGTATACCAACATTGGGTGCTAAAGACAGTTCTGGTAAGATAATTGACAAAAAAGGAGTTGTTGATTATATTATGGAACTTCATGAGAAATACAGTTGTACAAGTTCTACCGTGGAGGATGTAGCGATGAATAGGTCAGTCTTTCAAGCTCTCAATGACGAAAGAAGAAGATTGAATAAATTTAATATTTCTGTGATTCCAGAGAAACCTGGGGGGACTCAGAAGAGAAATCGTATTTATAGCGGTCTTTCTGGTCGTTTTTCACTCGGGGCAATATATATTAAAGAGAATCAGTTTGATTTAATCAATGAAATAGTTACATTTGGACCAAGAATGGCTCATGATGATACCATTGAGGCTCTATATTATGCGAATTTATACGCATTTCCTGCCAATTTATCTCAAAATAAAGAGAAAAAGTGGCATAAAACTAAAAGAAAAGCAAAAAGTTGGATTGTTGCCTAATGATTAGCATATCACAAATGAAATCTTTAGTAAAAAGGACTTGTTCTGAAATGGGGAGCAAGTTTGCTTCAGACGATGCCGTTAATCTTGTATTAGGTACTGGTATTGTTGAAAGTAGGTATGAGTACATAAGACAGATGGGAGACGGTCCAGCGAGAAGCTTCTGGCAGGTAGAGGCGGCGACCGCAGTAGATAACCTAGTTCACTATCTTAAGCATCGCCCGAAATTGATGCAACAGTGTGCTAAAGCCAGTTATGTAGATTTAAAACATTGGCAAGATTTTAATGAGAAGAAATGGGAAGATATATTAGAAAAGAACATAGCTGCAGGTATTGTCCATTGTCGGCTGAAGTATTGGCGAGTACCTAAGAAGATGCCTAACACTATAGAGGGTCAATCTCATTACTGGAAAAAATACTACAATACAGAGGATGGTAAGGGAGACCCCGAGCATTTTGTTGATGCTTGTAAGAAATATTTATTATAATGGCAAAAAAAGGTAGAAAAAAGAAAGCTGATGTCGTAAGAGAACTATGGAAGAAGACCAATACATTCCATAGAAGAAAGTGGTATAACGATAGTCAACAAGCTGTAGATTTTTATTTGAATGACCAGTTGACTCAAGATGAGGTAGATTCTCTTCAAGAATCAGGAATGCCAGATTTTATTATCAATAGAATAACACCAGCTATTGACATAATGAAATACTTTGTTACCGCTAACAATCCTAGATGGCAGGCTATAGGCGTAGAGGGTAGTGACTCTGATGTTGCTCATATTCATGGTGCTATATCTGAATATTGTTGGCACTTATCTGGTGGTAAATCATTATTTGGTCAAGTTGTCCATGATGCTTTAACTAAGGGGATTGGATATTTTGCTATTACTGTTGATACTGATGCTGATAGAGGTAAGGGAGAAGTGATGTTTTCTACTGTAGACCCTTATGACGTATATGTTGACCCTACCAGTAGAGACCTTTTCTTCTCAGATGCTAATTATATGATTATTCAGAAAAATATGTCAAGGGAAGCTCTGAAAAAGTTAATGCCTCAGTATAAGGCTAAAATATCAAAATGCACTGGGACTCCTGAGTCAAAGCAAACATCTAATAGAGATAAAAATGCAAGTTATTCCATTCAACACGCAGATATTGATTTCGCAGATACATTCAAACCTGATGATGCAGAAAAAGATGATATTATAGATTTTTATGAGTGCTATGAGAGATTAAAAGTACCATTTGTTAATGCTATTATTGAGACTCCTCCTTCCCCAAGTCAGATGAAGAAGATTGAGGAAGAAATCCAAAGAGAGCAAGAGAGGATGCAGGCTGAGTTGCAAGTTTCTTTAAAAGAGCAATCTTTAGAAATTCAACAAGCGGTTCAATCTGGAGATATGATTCAAGAGAGAGCAGATTTGGAAATGCAAAAAGCCCAAGAAGAAGCTCAGATGAAACTGCAAGAAATGGCAAATAGTATGGAAGCTCGCCTCATAGAGGCGAAAACATCGACAGAAACTATCATAATGGAGAAGACTGTTTTTGATAAGTTGCTAGAAGAAGAAGCCTACGCTGCTAGAGTGCAAGATTTTGTAATATTTAATCAGCAAAGAATAATGCTTACTTGTTGTGCTGGAGATACATTTCTTTATGAACAGAGATTGTCAATAGACCATTTTCCAATAGTACCTATATGCTACACCCACACAGGAACACCATATCCTATGAGCGCAGTTACTCCTATGATTGGTAAGCAAAGAGAGATAAATAAATCGCATCAGGTTATGTTGCATAATGCGAATCTTGCTTCAAATTTAAGATTTTTATACACAGAAGGTGCTATTGACGAAGAAGAATGGGAACAGTATTCATCTGCCCCTGGGGCACTCTTAAAATATAGACAAGGATTTGATGCTCCTTCAGCTGTGCAGCCTATCCCTATCAACAATGCATTTTATACTATTACCCATCAAGGTAAAGAAGATATTGAGTATATTTCTGGCGTCGCATCCCAAATGCAGGGAGTTGGAGAACCTCAACATGAAACTTATCGAGGGATGTTAGCGTTAGACGAATATGGTACTAGACGTATTAGGCAGTGGACAAATAATGTTGTTGAACCTGCCCTTGAACAACTCGGTAAAGTATTTTTGCAAGTAGCTCAAGTTGTATATAATGCGAATAAAGTTTTTAGAATAGTCCAGCCAGAGGCTGGTCAATCCCAATCAGAAGTCGAATCCGTAGAAATTAATATACCAGTTTATAATGATTATGGAGAGGTTATTAAGAGATGGAACGATTATGCAAGTGCCAAGTTTGATGTAAGAGTAGTTGCAGGTTCTACTCAGCCAATAAATAGATGGGCATTAATGGATGAATATTTCAAATGGTTTGAAGCTGGTCTTATAGATGATATAGCTATGTTAGGTGAAACGGATATTAGAAATAAGAAACAAATTATGGCTAGAAAGTCATTATATGCTCAATTACAGAGTACTATAGAGGAACTTAATTCTGCGGTAGAAGACCAGCAAGGGACTATACAAACACTTCAAAGGCAAGTTGTACAGGCAGGAATCAAAGATAAGATAAAAGATGCTGATGTTAAGATTCAGAAGGCAACTACTGAGACTACTTCACAGCAAAAACTCATACAAAATATTATGAGGTCAGACCTTGCAACTGCGAAGAAAGAACAGGTTGCAAAAGAAGGAAGGAAAAAGTAAATTGAAAAGGAGAAAACAATGAGTGAATTAGATATACAGGAAAACGCGGAAGTCAGTATTGATGCTTTGCCCCCTGAAGCTAATCCTCTTGGAACAGGTAAGGAAGATTTTTTCGACCAGCTTGACAGACAGGTTATGGGGTCGGCTTTAGAACCGAGTGAACAGTCTTCGTCACCCGCTCAAGAAGGACAGACAACTTCTCATGTTGAGAACTCTGTTGTGAGTGAAAGTGTAGATAACGACTACACAACCCTAGAGAAAAGGTATAGTGATTCTTCTCGTGAAGCAAAACGACTTAACACTCGTTTGACAGAGTTAGAACCATATTTACCCGTTCTCGACGCGATGAAAGAAGACCCTAATTTAGTGTCTCATGTGAGAGGCTATTTTGAGGGTGGTGGCTCTGCCCCTAAAGACCTAAAATCACAACTTGGGTTAAATGAGGATTTTATGTTTGATTATGACGATGCTATATCTGACCCTAACTCAGGTAGTGCTAAGTTATTTCAAGCTACTGTAGACGGAGTTGTTCAACGCAGGATTGGTGAATTCGCACAACAGCAAACTGCTAAAAATGCGAAGGTAGCAGATGAAGCAAAGTTCAGAGAACAATATAACGTCAATGATGGCGAATATGATGAACTTGTAGATTTTGCTAAAGGACATAAGTTGACGTTGGAGGATGTTTACTTTCTCAAGAATCGTGAAGGTCGTGACCAAGTGGTTGCGGATAGCGTGAGAAGAGAACAGGTCAATCAAATGAAAAACGCCAGAGCAGGTACTCCTCAGAGTATCGCTAGTGTTGGCAATGAGTCTAGAGGAGAACAATCTTTAGACGACCAAGTATTTGACCAACTTTTAGGTGTAGGGGAGAGACTCGACGATATAGGACTATAACCCTAAACTAAAAGGTAAATAAAAATGGCTGATACAAGCTACCCTCAGGTTACACCCCTGAAA